TAATAGTATCTTTATCCTTACATGAGATTTTTGGAATAATGGGAGTACCTAAATACTCACCTACCAAAGCGTCAACATGTTTCTTTAATAAAGGTGTAAACTCTACAGATGTAGGACTACCTATTCCGAAGTTTTCCTCTAAGTATTTAAACTGTTCCGGATCTCTTTTACCGTTATAATAATTATAAGCTTTTTGAAGCTCATGCTTATCATATACAAGTTCCGCAATGACTTCGTTCGTCTTGTCTACAAGTTCTTTCTCGCTCATTACAAAGTTTTATTGTATCGCCGGGAACTTTCGTAGCTAAGTAATGTTTTACTTTATGTAGTTTGCGACTACGAATTTCCTCACGCATAAATTCAAGGAACTCATCATCTGGTAAATCGGCTATTAAAACTAAAGGATTCTCTGACCTATCAAGATTCAAAGATACCTTATAGCCAACTGGATCAAGGTCTTCTATCTTAATTTCACCTATGAACTCCATTTTGTACAACTGCCTAATACAGTCGAGTATCGCTTGTTTCAAATCGGTATGCGTCATTTTCGTCCTCTACCTTTAGTTTATATTCTACTTTCTATTTTTTAGGAATTATACCAAAATGTCGAATTCCTCTTTCATCTTTCCAATAACCAAAGTCTTGGAACTCCGCGTTATCTTGTTCAACCTTTACAGGCTATCTACCTGAAAGTTCTTGATCTGCAAGTTCCATCATACCAAAGGCAGCCACAATATCGAACTTACCCTTGTTTTCATCATTGTAACTTGTTAATTGATCAAGTATCTCTTCAAACCATATGTTATGACAATAGTCTTCTACGTAATCTGCAGTTAAATCGGTATGCATTTCGATAATAACTTTAGTTGCAGGTGTACCATATGATTTGGTTGTTCCATATTTAACGTCCGTGAGAGTAGCACGAGGTCTCTTCATAAAGTATTGTAGTCCGTGATTTTCGCGAGCCCATGTAATCATACCCATACGAGTAGCCTCTATATTAATCTTGCAATTATAATATCTTGCAAGGCACATAGCAATTTTATATGCTTCTCTAATGTTTGCTGGTCTATCTTTATACATGGCAACTATTTGAGGTTCATTCATACCGAATGCTCTCCTCTTAATAATCATACAAAAATCTGAGGGATCTTTTGTCTCCTTTGAAGTTTGGTTTTGGCCGATGTCGATACCGTCTATACCCGCTACATATAAGTTTTCCATTTCTGAATAAGCAGGTACTTCAAATTCCTCTCCCTTTTCTTCAGCAATAGCTTTCTATTTCTATACCTCTTCCATGTATAATTCAGACCAAACTGGATGTTCCAGAATTTTAACCTTGCCGTCAGGATGGGGTATCCATTTAATTCCGTCTATATTTTCATAAGTATGTTTACCGTTCTTATAAAAATAATCTATGTATCCTGATACAGGTCTTGGTCCTATTTTGTGTAGTCTGATTGCTGCAAGTTGTTCGGAGATTTTTATCTTGTTAAATTTATTAACACCTTCCAAGTTAAATGCTTCTTCTGCAAACCAGCATCGCTCAGCACACTTTTTATAATATTCTTCAGGAACTGCAAGTAGATTATCTCGCTCTTCTTGTAGTTCTTTTTTATAAGCTTCTTGTAAGCAGACTCCTCTATTATCCATAAATTCAGACCTAAGTGACTGAACAAAGTATGGAATAAAGAATCCACTATCTATATATGTTCCGTCTTGGGTATAATTGTGTCGAAAAGGTAAAACTTTAAAAGCTTTAGGATGGTAATATATCTTTTTAAGTCCTTCTAGAGGAGCACCCATATCACCACCAGTTCCACCATATAACATAGTACCACGAGGAACACCTTGTACTTCACAAAGTTCTTGACCTTGCACAATAGCAGTTGTAAGTCCAGGCCAAGAACCAGCCTCATCATAGATTAATAAATCAACACGATCACCACGAATATTTGATGGCTTAGCTGCGTTGATTCCTATACATTCCGATTTAAATCCAAAGTCTTCAAACTGTCCTTGAACCTTCTATTGATATCCTGATTTCTTATGAAGTTGTTTATCAATAATACGAGGTTCAAACATTCCTCCACCAGTGCAAGTATTTAAGAATGTAAGAGCATGATCAAACTTACTAAATGTACCATTTAAGAAAGTATCATTATAGCAAGTAATCATTGTTCTACTTCTTCTAATTACTGTATACATACGAGCAGCTAAAGATGCATTAATTTCTGAAAAACCAATAGAACGTGCTTTAAATAAAGCTGCGTGCTTATGTAATACTCTAGCCATTTCTAAGTAGTGGAAGAACATATAATGCGAAGCAAAGAAAATTGGAAATCCTTCATCAAGTCCCGAACCTGATGCTTTGGTTTCATCTACGAGAGGTAATCTATAAAAGTTTAAGAAGAAATAATTATCACCTGTAATACGATAACCATTAACAGTCATTCCGTATTTACAACGTTTATATTGCTCAAGCCAGAACTCGTTGTAACGTTTACTACCTCTAAGATAAGTACAATACTAACCAGTATTTTCAAATACCTTACGAGTCTCAGTAAACCAATCTGGGTCAAAATCCAAACCTTGAGTTTCTGTAATTGGCCTATACCCAGTTAATTCATAAGAAAGAGTAGGATCGAAGATATCAATCTTCTAATCCTTTGGTACATCCCAATAGTCTTTATTGGAGTCTCTTTCTTCTCTTATTTGCTAAACGAGTTCTCTAGCTTCTTGAGCATCTTCTTCTATTTCTTTATTTTGTACTTCATCGATTATAACCTGAATCTCTTCAGGTAACTTTTTCTTTCTAGGCATTAGAAGTCTCCTGGATCAAATCCTTCTTCGATACCAGCTCTAATTGTAGATTGTTCTGTAAGTTCTTTTTTAACTTGCTCTTCAAGAGTTACAAGCTCTTCGTGGACTTTATGAAGCTGTGACATTTCTTTCATAACCTTTTCCGCAGAGAAAACAGGCTTACCATTTTGGTCACGTTCATTTAAATCTACAATCGTATCGAAGTAATCTATGAATTGGTCAGCAGCACGTTTAGCAGACTCTAATAATTTAATAGATTTATTAGAATCTTGTAGTGCTCTGTACTTTCTACAAGCCGCCCTAAAGATAGGGTCATTGAACTGTTCTTCTGTTAATCCGCTGTCGCTTAGAGCTTCCTCATGTTTTTCCTGCTCTGTATATTGATTATAAGGGCTCTTCCAATCGATTGCCAAATAAATATATGTAAATTCGGCCCAAGCTCTATCTTTAGTTTTCGACTTGTCTCTTTTTAATAAATCGCTAAATTCTTTTACTAATAGTATTTCTGGTTCATTTAACTCAAGTACCTTTGTAAGGTTATTATACATAAACACATTCATAATCCTAACCAGTTTTAATTATTATTTTGTAAACTTAATAGTTTTTAAATATTGCGAAAGTTTATCCCAACTTTCTTTTTGCATATTTCTCCACATTAAAGCTGCTTTTTGATTATCGGTATGGAATACTTCAGGCTCTCCAGCTACTTTACTAATAGCTTCTATCCCTTTAGGGTTTCTGAACTCTGGCTTAATTTGACTAGAGTGAAGTATATTAAATTTTTGATTATCGGTACGATATCCATTTTGAATTGCTCTTCCGATAGCTTCTTTTCCATTAATATTAGTTCCTATTCCTTTAGCTCTAAATGTCATAGGAGCCATAGCCATCATACCTATTCCTACATAAGGATCATTAAACAATCTCATAGGACCTTCTCCAGCAGGACCTTTGCCTGCTCCCCAAGGAATTCTATTTTGTACTGTTTGAGGTCTTCCACTACTTATCCTAGTATTGTCGGATCTCTCTATACCACCTTTAGGAGTTCCAGCCTAATAAAAAGGAATGCGGTTTAAACTACCTCCCCATTGATGCTTTTTAGCTTTACCACCACACTTTTCTTCTTGAACTTCGTGTTTTTTCTTTTCAGATTCTGGAAGATTATTCCATTTCATTTGGTTCTAAATAGAGTCTCTCTTTTCAGAAGGATTTTTAGTACCTTTCAAACGATATTTAAGCATTTTATTGTCATCTTCCTATGTCCAACTTCCTGAGTTTTTTCCTTTAGGATCTTTAACTACTTGTCCATCACCATTAAGGAAATATTTTACTCCATTTACAACTTTGACGGGAGTTCTACCAGCAATTTGATCCTTGGTATATTTAGGCTTTTGTGACTTACCACCATCTTCAAACTTTCTTCCTCCACAAGCTTTCTTAGCTTTTCCACCATAAGCTTTCTTGAAATCTTCAATCTCTTTCTTACCATTAACTTTTTCGCCTGCGGCGCCCTTCTCTACACATTTCTTACAAACTCTACCACCTTCTTTAAAGTATTTAACTTCTTGTCCTTCCGGACAACCACCTTTAATAGAACGTAAATAGTTAAGTTTTGCTCCTAATCTAGCCTTTTGAGCACCTTGCATTTCTTGTAGGAATTGACCCATAGCTTGTTCTAAAGCTTGTTCATTTCCTTGTAATTGTTGTATATTTATACCTTTAGCTTGAGCCCATTTTCCAAAAGCAACCATAATTTTCTTCTACTGGTCTTGTGGAAGTTTTGCTATCTCTTGTAGAATACTGCCCTAAGGAGCAGCACCACCTGCTTGATATTTATTAATCATCACTTTTCTACTTTAATAAGGTCTTTAGTATTAAATACAGCTTCTTGCATTAAGCCGTCTTTTGTAAACCATCTACATTTAATACCCTTAAGTCCGGAACTATCTTTAAATAATGCTTGCTCCTTACGTAGAACAAGCATAACTGGAGCCTCCATCATATTATGCTATCTTAATGTGACGCAGTCTCCAGGCTTAAAATAAACTTTCTCATTTTCTTCCATAATTCTCTTTACGCTCTGTTAGATTTTCATTAACAATAGCCATGACCCTATTTTCAGCAACAGTAACAAATCCTTGGCGGAAGAAAGGAACCATAGTAGCACTAGCTATAGTGTAAAATACTACATCACCAGGTTTAACAAACTTACACTCGTATCCTGTTTCAATAACAGTACCTACTTTGATGAATTGTTCTTCTTGTTCAATCTCACCAGTCTCATTAGATTTATATTCAGGTGTCATTCCGCCTAAGTCTGTAATAATTCCGCCTTCTATTTTA